GTCCATAGTATTTTGGCCAGTGATAGTATTAACAGAAAACACCAAAAACATATGCTTATATTGGAATGTTAGGGCTAACAAATAGACACATTCAAGATACACTATATTTAACGGACACCCCTAAAATAGCCGCTCTGAATGGGGTGTAATTTTTGGTAGGCCGAGACATGCAGAAAAGTTACCCCTATTCAGTGACGCTAAAAACAGCCACTACATTTATATTCAACTTTTTGAATAAGTATGATTTGGTATACACATTGTGTTTCTTGAATGTATTGCATTTGGTATACACATTCTAATTATTGCATGTATAAATATATAAGGTATATGTGTTTTTCATTCGAGTTTTTGAATGTGTTAATCGTTATAAGTCATAACTGTCATATGTCATAACTGTCATATGTCATAACTGTTATATGTCATAACTGTTATGGGGTATATCTATTATAAAGAATAACTATGTTGGGGGTATAGGTATTTCATGCATCACTTTTCAGTTTAATGAACACTTGTTCAATTAACCTTGGAAAATACGCCTTTTTAGTGATTTATTGAAGAAACATCAGTAATAAAACCCAATAAAATCAACTATTTATACCTTTTAATGCTGCCAAAACAGAAAAAGCACCTCAAAAAAGACGAACAGGGGGGCGGCGAGGGCCAGATGGGGGTCCCAGGTAGTACGTATATGTAGAAATACACAGAAGTGGTTTTTGAAAGGACAACTATAAAGTGTGTACATACATAGATACACCCCTACTGGACCACTAAGTAGGTACTTATTATGCAATATAATGCACAAAATAGAATAACTATACTTTTTAGGGGATTGACACAGGGTTTTACAACGGTATAACTACGTAGTAGTAGTAGTAGAGTTAAACTTTAAGAGTTTTAACTTAAATAAAGTAATAAATAATAAATAGTTTAACTTAATAAGAGAGTGTTGCAAATAAGATAGTGGACATAGGTAAGTTTAACTTAAATAGTTTAACTAACAGAGAGTTTTAACTTGACAGTGTTACTATACTTACGTATACTAATATTTAGTAACACATAATAAAAGTAATAAACATAAGTGTTACACTATGGTATGTGTCACAATTATGTGTCTCTCTCCTCTTGTCTCCTCTCCCTCACACGTAGTTTGCGACACATACCTCTCTTTCCTTTATTTGTAATATTAAGTGTTGACAATGAGTGATAAACGCATACAACTATATGCATCAGATAACGTTATTGAAGAGTTTTACGAAGCTATTGCAGCTAATGACAGTAAAAGACTAAGACGTATCCACATACCTAAGTCTGACGTATTCTATGTACGTGCTGCAATAGAGGCTGCTACTGGTATTCGTTATACTTTAGATCATATAGAGAGAGCTATGTACCTTGAGGGTATGCTTGACCGTAGAGACGTGCTAGATCCAGACAAGGAACGTGAAGGTGTTGGTTAGACTGTTTCCAGTATTACTACTTACAGCTTGTAGTACTGTGACATATACCTCTTCGTGTAACTATGGTGACAGCATCTGCCAGAGAAACCAGAATGCACAAACCCTTGCTATTATCGGCCATCGTGAAGCGGCTACACAGCTTATGTGTGAGGATAGCGATATTCGTGATACTCTTGGTGAGTCCTGCGCTGGGCGGTGATGTAACGGGCGACTTCTCTACGTCTAACGAGAATAGTGTAGTAGACAGTAACAATGTAGATGAGACTGTTACGAATAACTACAATGCTACTGGTGCAGGAAGCCCAGCGCCTGTTATGTCAGCAATAGCTCCTACAGTAATGGGCAGTGGTGGTAACGACAGTTGTTTAATCTCTAAGAGCGCTGGGCTACAGGTTACACTGTTTGGTATTACTGCTGGTGGTATGACACAGGATGAGCATTGTAATAGACGTAAGAATGCTAGACTGTTGGGTACACCACAAGCGATAGGTGGGTTAGGGTTACAGGTATCAGCTATATCTGTATTATGCCAAGACCCTACAGTGTTCCGTAGCATGATGTTAGCTAATACGCCTTGCCCTATATCAGATACGAATACAGGCAAGCTTCTGATGGGTAAGAACGCTATAAAGAAATACAGGGAGAACCCACAGCAATACATTGTGGGATATGGTTTAGACAAGCCATTTTGGGATGCCTTATTAAAGGTAGAAGAGGAAACAGATGAAACAGCAGCAGTTATGGAAGATACTGGCCCTAAGCTCAGCCTTAGTGATCGGTTCAGGACAAGTAAGCAACGCTCAAGATCTAGCAGAAACCCTAACAGGTCAACAAAAGATTGAGTACTTAAAAAATGCTATCGAGGACATTCAAACCCGTATTGATGCTGGCTCTGTACTCACTGTCGGGGCCACTGGTTATGCTGCTATTGGCGGGGTTGTTTCGGATAATGCACTTGCTGACGGGGTGGTAAGTCAGGCAGAGTTAGATGCCTACCTACAAGCACGTGATCTTGTGATTGGCCATGACTACGCTATTGCACAGACAGCAGAGCAACTCTTTATGCAGGAACACGCTGCAGCTATGGTTAACCTTAACTCTGCTGTAGATACACTTACTGCTGCTACATCTGTACTTGCATCTGCTACCTCTATTGCTATTATTGCTGCAGAGGCTGACACAAAGCCAGAACAAGTAGCTCTACAGAATATGTTGAACACAGATGCTGGTAGTATTGATGCAGGTGAAATAGCAGAGTATAACACTGCAGTAGCTGCTGTAGAGGAGTATGCTCAGGCTGCTGGTGCTTTTATGGCTGCAGCTAATAACAATGAACTTACTGCAACGATTGATAACTACGCTGCACAGGGTAGCTTCATGGTAGGTAGCTACACAGCTATCACATATACACAGTCTGTAGATGAGTTTGTAATCTCTTGGGCTGATGCTGGCTTTGAGGGTGGCTTTCAGGGTTACCTCACACCTGACATGAAGACTGCAGCAGATCTCTATGCAGCAGGTGAGTACATTAATACGTATGGTGGATACCCGACACAGTGAGTATGGAATTTAGCATAGGTGGCTTCAATGTCAAAGGTTGGATGGTTGCAGTAGGTGTACCTGTCCTCTCCAGTATATCTGGCGGTATCTACTTTGGCTATGATACCCTCAACCGTTTCTTTGATGCAGAGGCTGGCGTAGAAGAGGCTCTAGGGGGTGTAGAGGACTTGGATGGTAGGGTAGGCGCTATGGACAAAAGAGTCACCTCTGTGGAGACTACAGCCCAGCGCACATTAGCCGAGACAGAAGCAGCACTTATTGTACGTATCCAGACTTTAGAACAAGCTATTGCGGATAATGATGTACGTGGGTTGAACCAGAAGCTTGCACAGTTAGGTACTAACATGACACAGATTCTTGAGCAGCAGAAGGTACTACTGGACCTACGCAGCCAAGTTGATAAAGCTACCACTATTACCAGTGGACTAGGTGATACACTAGATACGTTAAAGACTGAGATTGACGATATCTGGAAGGCATACGACTCACTTGTGGATAAACCTCTATGAAGCAATTACAATCAGATAGCATTTGGGCAGAAGCAGACACAGACGGCGATGGCATTGTAACTGATGCAGAGATTGAACTCTTTGAGCGTCGTGTACGTTTTGAGAATGAAGATAAGAAAGAAGATGCCCAGCGCAATATGGCATGGTTTGCGTTGGCTGGTATGCTTCTTTATCCTTTTAGTGTCGTTCTTGCTGCCGCCCTTTCCTTACCCTCTGCTGCTAATATTCTTGGTAATATGGCTGCAACTTATTTTGTATCTGTCGCAGCTATTGTAGCAGCATTCTACGGCGGTCAAGCTTACGCAAAGAAGAAATAACATGGCACGTGATTATAAAGCAGAATACAAGAACTACCAAGGCACACCTGCCCAGCGCAAACGTAATGATGCACGTAAGGCTGCACGTCGTAAGATGGAAGCAGAGGGTAAGGTGCGTAAGGGTGATGGCAAAGACGTAGATCACAAGAACGGTAATCCTAAAGATAATAGCAAGGGTAACCTTCGTGTTACTACTAAAAAAGCTAACCGTAGTTTCCCACGTAATAAGAAAGCTGGAAAGGCATGACAAAAGATGCTAGACTTACTAAAGCGGGTGTGGCGGGTTATAACAAACCAAAAAGAACCCCAAGCCACCCCACCAAAAGCCACGTCGTCGTCGCCAAAGAGGGTGACAAAATCAAAACAATCCGCTTCGGTGAGCAAGGTGCAAAAACCGCAGGTGCGCCAAAGCAAGGCGAAAGCGAAAAAATGAAGAAGAAACGTGCTTCATTCAAGGCACGACACGCAAAGAATATCGCTAAGGGCAAAATGTCTGCAGCTTTTTGGGCTGACAAGGAGAAGTGGTGATGCCAGTACATAAATGTAAAGGTGGTTACAAGTGGGGTAAGACTGGTAAAGTCTATCCAACCAAAGAGCAAGCCGAAAAGCAAGGCAGAGCAATAGAAGCAAGTAAAACTAAACAAAAGAAGAAAAAACAATGAAGTTTTATCATAAATATAAAGAAGCCCTAGAAGCTCATGGATATCGTGTAGATGAACATGGCTTTGTGTGGGACAGTATGGGTAACCAGTCTGCAGGTGAAGACAACTACGGTAACGTACAGAGTAAAGACCCTAATGTAACTCATATCTGCCAGACTGCACAGGCTGAGATGGATAAACCAAAGCCAGCACCCAAGAAGGTTGCTAAAAAGGTAGTACAAGATGACACTGTTATCACAGGGTAAACCAGCCCGTAGGCGTAGCTTCTGGGCAGACTTAAAGGTAGACGATGTGGTGTATGACATGTACACCTGCCCTGCTAACTGTACTGCAGAAGTAGATATGATCCATGTTGTGAACGCTAATGGTAACACATCAGTGTTTGTATATTGGAGTATCGCTGCAGCAAACGTACCTCCTGCTCTACAGGCTACGTATCCTACGGGCTATACATCAAACCTAGTTGGTGGTAAGAACATGTCAGTTGGTGAGTATTTTACTCTAACAGGTTCAACCCTTGTTCTACAGCCTGGTGATAAGATCCAAGTTAAGTCTTCTGGTGCTAACCCACCACACGTAGATGCAGTGTGTTCTGTAACTGAAACCTTTGTACCTGTCGGGTAGCGGGTATGCATAAATAGGTACTACTACCTGACCTACCGTTAAGTATAACTATCTCCGCACTCAAACAAAAAGGAGATAGTGCTATGAAAAACTGGTTGAAGAAAATCTGGATTGCTATTGAAGAAAGCCAACAGAAACGTGCAGATTATTATATGCTAACCAAATTCACAGATCGTGAACTGAATGACTTGGGCATTGGTCGTTCCCAAATAAGAGAGATTATCTATGGCAAGAACGCTAACAGAAAAACAACAGAAGTTTCTTGATGTCTTGTTTGACGAGGCAGGTGGGGATGTAGTAGCAGCTAAAAAGCTTGCTGGCTATGACTCTGCCTCAAGCACTGCTGCTATTGTTGAATCCCTAAAAGACGAGATTGCAGATCGCACTCGTACATTCTTTGCACGTGTTGCTCCAAAGGCAGCTATGTCTATGGTAGGCGCTCTATATGACCCTACAGAATTAGGCATTAAAGAGAAGATGGTAGCAGCAAAAGACTTGCTAGATCGTGCAGGACTTGGTAAAGTAGAAAAAGTAGATGTCACATCTTCTAGTGGGGGCATCTTTTACTTGCCTCCAAAAGAAGGAAAGAACGAATAATACTTCAAAGAGAGTTAGGTCTTTGGCAACTACCAAAGCCACCTAAAGGCCACGAAAAAGAATGGCACACTATAGTCAGATTTACCACGAAGATACCGTGGGGCTATGAACTGCACCCTGAGAATGATAAGCTTCTAGTTCCTGTTCCACAACAGCTGGATGCATTAGAGCTTGCTAAGCGTCACTTAAAGCAGTATAGTTATCGTGCAGTAGCGCAGTGGCTATCTAAGGAGACTGGACGCTACATATCACACATGGGTTTAAAGAAGCGAGTAGACATTGAGCGAAAACGTAAAAACGCAGCTGCAGCTAAACGTAAGCTTGCCAAGTGGCTCGAAGAAACGATTGCGGAGATCGAAAAGCTCGAAACACAAGGTGTCGGAGCCTACAGAGGAATTGGTAAAGACTGAGGAGCATACTGTTGTACCTGCTCAAGTCAAAGCACCAGAGTTTGATGTAGATATAGCACAGGATGTAGTGTTTAAGCCAAACCCTGGACCACAGACACACTTCCTAAGTTCATCTGAGCGTGAAGTATTATATGGTGGTGCAGCAGGTGGTGGTAAATCATACGCTATGCTTGCTGACCCGCTGCACGGTTTGAACGATCCTAACTTCTCTGGACTACTTGTACGTCATACTACCGAAGAACTACGTGAACTAATACAAAAG